TAATGCCTTCCCCTAAATCTGACAAAAGGTCGACAAGGTTTCCAGTAACACTACCAATAACACCTAGAATCTTACGGAATTTGTTTTGACCTTCTTCACTTGCAGTAAACGCAGCAGTCAAAGCACCCACAGCTAATATAAGCGCACCAATTCCCGTAGATATAATAGCTACCCTTAAAGACTTAAAACCTCCTGTAACGCCTTTTAAAGTACCTTTAAATGCATTAAATTTAGTGATAGCACCGCTAGTCATTTTATCTAACGACCCTGATAGCTCACCACTTACTTGTTGTGTGTTTTTTATTTCGCTATTAACACCTTTTAGGTTTGCTTCAGCTTCTTTAGTGTTAGCCCTTACATTTAATATTACTTCTTGCGCCATTCCTTATTGATTGTAGTTAGTGCTTCTTTTAGTGTTTCTTCTAACTTGTACTTTCCTTTAGCGATGTCTATATATTCACCGCTTACATCGTACTGAAGTCCTTCTAATATTGCTTTTATCATCCTAATATTGATACTAATGGTGTTACTAATCCGTTAAACCCTCCTAATGTTCCAAAATACGCCTGAACAGATAATATATTGCTTACAGTCGTGTCTAAGCTTGTGTATTCGTAAGATTCAGTTAAACTACCACTTGGTGGGACTTTGGCAATATACTCACCATTGGCATAAAGAAAATACTCCGTAGCGTTGGTTACTTTGTCCCATTCTAATTTAATATAAGCAGGAAGTGAAGGTGTGCCAAGTATTACATTCTCAGTCCTACCTGCGTTTGTGGTTTCTATTAAGTTAATTCTCTTAGTAGGATTCCAAAGTGATGGTAATTCGTTGTATAAAACCAAAGTGCTTTCTTGAGTCTGTAAATTGGTGTTTATCGAATCTATCTTAAAAGTGTGTTGTCCTATTCTGAATCTGTCTTTTAATTGATAACTAAGTAAAATACCTAAAGGTAAATAAGCCTTATAAGTTAGCTTTCTTGCGCTTTGTTGAAATATTGCGCTTATGTAATCTGAATAAAACCTATTGTAAAGACTTCTGTCCTCTTGTATTCCATCCCATTCATCAAATTGCGCTCCCCAATGTATAGAGTTACCAAAAGAATCTATGTTAGTAGGTGCGTTATAAGCAGTTAAAGTAGTTGGGAAAACACTTGGATTATTCCAATCTAAATCACCGCTTGGATTTCTTTCTACTATACAATGAATCAAAGGAAGTCCTACTACTGGTTCTAAGTCTTTGTCCGTAAATAAACCATATTGAACATCACTTAAAACTCCTCCTGAAGAAATAAGTCTTTCATAGTATGCGTGTTCAAAACCTAACTCTACCGAATACTTTTCCCCATCCATCTCTTGAGTTCCTGCGTTCCAATTTAAGTCCCCAAATTTAGCAGTAGGATAAGCTTCATCGTAAGCAGTAATAAGCGCAGACTTTCTACCCTTGTAAGAAAAGTTAATTTCCTTGTAAGGCATTAGTCTTTCTACTTGTGTTTCTTTGACATCTATGTATTTCGTAATGTCGTGTTCTGTTCCTGTCGAATAATAATCTACTAACGGAAGCACCTCAACAGTTTCATCTCCGTTTAACTCTGTACTTATAGAAGAAGTTAAAAGGTGCATCTTAAATAAATTAATCACAAAGTCGTAGACCTTCATCTCAGGCATTTGCTCTGGAACATCTACCTGAGCAGTAACAATTCCTGAAGTACAAGTATAAGTAACCGCAGTAGTTGTGTCAGTCCATCCAAAACCTGAGTCGTATTGTTCTTGTATAACTATCGACTGACTTGTAGGTGTAAAAATAGAATCACTTACTAAAGTAAAATCTAGTCTGTGCGTTCCTGTTATTTCAATAGGATAATCTACTGTAAAAGTATTTGTAGAAGAAGCACTACCACTAAATATTGGCGCACCTCCTGTATCTCGAATCTCTAAGGTATAGTCTACTGGTGCAGTTGTAACTGTGAAACTCTCAATAACATATCTTATGCGTGTGCCACCAAAAGGTGTAGAAGGAACAAGCAATAAACCATCGCCAGTTCTTTGGTCTGTTCCTGATGTAGTCCAGTTAGTTGTGTCGTTGAAGTGAGTAGTAAGTCTATTCTGCTGCGCTTGAGTCATCCCCCCTGCTTCTTTGTGAAGCCACATATACAGATTTTTGAAGTAAGCAGTATTCCAAAAATACTGACTAAAGTCTAGACTATACTTTTCTGCTATTGCGTCTATAATTGCTTTAAGCCTTATAGATGGTTTTAAATCTGTGTAAGTGACATATCTATCGTTACCACCTGCACCCCCCGTAGAAGTTTTCGTGTCCGTTCCATCAAACTGAAACACCCTTGTGTGAGAAAGAAAACTATACTTAATGTCCCCACTAAATAAAGGCGTTGAATTGTTAAAGCTATTTCTTACGGTTGGATTATCGTAATCGTGATTATAATTTTCTAGCCCTTTAGTTCCACCGATTAAATCACTTAATTTATCTTCCCCTAGCTTGTCTTTTAAAGAAACTGCATTTCCAAAGAAAGTAACCTGATATGAATCTGGTTTATTGTCTTTTAGTTTAACACCGCTCAACCTTAGCTTACCATCTTTGTAACGCATTCCGTTTACATTCAAATAAGCACTTACCCTAAACCTTGCATCAAAACTATTTTCTGAAATGTCGAAGTTATAGTAGTGTTTGAATATTTTGTTATTTGTTTTAGACGCAGGCAATGTAAACTGTCTTGAATAAGTTGTGTAGATTTTGGAAATATCTTTTACATTAGCGATACTATCTGAAATAGTAATGCTTTCGTCTTGGAACATATCTACACGCTCACCCTCTACATATAACTGTACTACCTGCATCTACTTAATGTTTTGGACTACATCACTTGCAAACTCAATGTCTAACGTGTAGTTTATTAGTTTGTCGTTTCTGCTTGTCTTGTAAGAAATAGAACTTGAAGCTATATTACAAGGTATTTCGTTTGAATCATAGTCTATCCATACATATTCACTTAATAGAAGCTCTTTAAAGACATCATTATTATTCTCTGGATAGAAACCACTATTCAAGCTTAAAGATTCGTTAGCGTTCTTTAAAACGATTGCTTTCTGTGCCTCTCCTAAATTATAGTCTGCGCTCTCAATGATATTCCTTTTGTAATAGGTTACATTGGTGTTCATATTCCTTACAGACTTCTTAAACATTGTAAGACTCTGTAAAGCCCCATATCTATTTACAAAGGTTAATCGGTAAGGTGTGTCTAAACATTCTTCTATGTTCTCTACGGTGTAGTTTTGCACCTTCACCCCTGTGGTAACTATAATTTCATCTACATTATCCGTAGCCCCTGTGTTAGAAAAATATTCTACTTGGTCGTGAGAATTGTTAGTACTTGATATAGTAACTGTATTAACTAAAGAGCCATCCTTTTTAAACTCTATCGTTGTTCCGTTATAATCGTTGTTGACTGGGAAATATAAAACATCGTCAGCGTTTTTAACGATGTGGCTATTTGTGATTAACGCAGCATAAGGATTGTTCTGTGGGTTAACTCCATCTGTGACATACCCATAACCATAAAACGCCACAAGCTGAACTATCGATAAAGTGGTAGAAGTATTTACGAAGTATCTAGTCACCTGATAATCTACCCAAACATTATTCTCAATCGTTGAAGTGTTAGAGTAGTCAAGTTCCATATTCATATAGTCCTTCACAAGTTCAGATATTTCAAAGTCTACCCTTCCTAGTTGTGCGTTACTAGATAAAGTATAGGTAGGACTTGCAGGTCTGTCTGCGGTCTTAACTCCTGTATAAATATATATATCAATAGAAGCCGATACCATACCCGATTGATTGGTAGAAACGAAATAAGGACTTCTTACATTAATCTTAGCCATTTAGTTGTTGTTTAGTAGTAAATTCCAAAAATGCTTCTGTATCTAAAGCAAAAGCTTGTTCTAATTCTTTAGGTAATCCTTTAGCGTATTTCTCAAATGGTTTAGTAAAAAACAAACTAGGTTTGATTCCGTTATAAAATATACTTCTAGCTATTAAAAATTGTAAAGACTTTCTACTTAAAAATCTTCCCTTTTCATCTCTTGGTGCTATCCCTTTTCTTACTGTCCACTTATCTAACTTACTTGGCGGTGGCATCTTCTGCTTATAAGAATAAGGCGTGTTATATTTCTTTTTAATACCACTTACCCCTTTGTCCTGAAACACCCCATAATAAGGCATCTCGATTTCAAACTGCAAACTTCTATTAGTTACCTTTACTTCACCACCTTTTAAATCATTTTCTAACTGACCTCCTCCCTTGCCTTCTTTGCGCAGGTTCTTTTTAGATTCTTCTACAACCTTATCCCTGAACTCCTCTAAAGCCTTTTTAAAGTTATCTAGTTGCATATGTCTATATTATTCATAGTCACTACGTCAAACGTACTTACCCATCCTGCTAACTCATTTTCAAACCTATCGTAAAAAGCCTCAAGTGAAGCCGCCCCTTCTAAGTGATAACCATCTTGGTGCGGTGTTCCTTTTCTTAGTTTCTGGTGTAGTCTATTTAGTACAGATAATTGCGTGTTTAAAACATCCTGCCTATTATCGTTCCCAACAAAGACGTCAGTCGTTGGGTCTTTACTTGTATCGACCAAGTCCATAGCCATAACTGAAATATTATACGATAGAGTCTGTCCATTATCCGTTACATTGTTTATCATTATATGCGATAAAGGAAATATAGTTTGTTTGTTTAAGTCTACTTCTGTAATATCCCCAAAAGTTACCGTATTGGTATTTTCATCGGCTTGTAGGATGTCTTTTATTTTGGTGGTTAAGTCGTAAAACGATTGAATCCCTCTGTATGTCATCGCATTTTTCTTTTTAGTTCTTGTGCTTCTATGTCAGCTTTTTCTTTTTTAAATGTCAGCATCAATAAACAAGTGTTTACATTCAGTTCTGTTATTTCTTCAAATTTAGTAACGTCTCCATCGGCAAGAGCGTAGACAGACTGATACCAGCCCCATTTAGCACCGAAGTTTGCTCTGGTGTCAAGTCCTCCCCCTCCTGTAAATAAGCTATCATAGCTTTCGACAATTCGATTCCTAAATTCCAAAAAAAAAGCATAGAACTCACTACTGCATCCATTGGCGTGTGCTTCATTGCTTCGTGATAGTTGTCCCCTCTGTATTCTTCTATTAAATACTTTCCTTTTATCTTTTGTTTGATTGGTCTGTATAATACCGCCATAGCTTTGTGTAGGTTCTTTATG